ATGCTTGGAAATTCGGTTACAGAACAGTTGGTATCGCAGAAGCAAAAGACAATAAGAAATTAGGTATCTACGTACACACAGCTGCAGCTGCTTAATGAGGTGATCGTATGCATGTAGATTATGGTTTTTATATGGAAACTTACGGGGGCGGAAACGTCCCTGAATCTGCATGGCAGCGGCTTGAAATGAAAGCTGTAAGCAGATTAGAGCATTACACGTTTGGAAGAATGCCGGATGAGTGGGCAGGATCCGAGTGGGAGAACAAAGCAAACTGTGCGATATGTGAAATGGCAGAGATTATGTATACAGACGAAAAAAGGGACGGTAAGGCGTCTGAAAGCACAGATGGATACTCGGTATCATATGACACGAAAGACAGCGTTTTCGGGCAGCTTTACGGTGTGGCATATGTGTATCTCGGAAGCACAGGCTTAATGGATTTTGGAGTTGATGAAGTATGATCACGAATGCGGATATTACAATTTATAACCGAAAGTATGACCAAGCAACAAGGCTGGATGCTTGGCACAGGACGGTAATCCATAATGTACACGTTTATATTGATCACAAGACTTCGGTTGGTGATTCCGGGCTTAACAGTGCGGATGTGTACAAGATTCGGATTCCGCAGGGTGTTGACTGCGGTGATGCGTACCTTCCGGAAAATGAATACGCTAAAATGAACAATCCATCCGGGTACTGGACTTTGCAGAACGATGACTGGATTGTTATCGGCGAATGCCAGATAGACATCGGGAGGCCGTCAGATCTAAAGGATCTTCGCTCGAAGCATTGTAAGATTATCTCTTATTCAGACAATCGTTTTGGAGGACTTCCGCACTGGAGAATAGGTGGTGTGTAAATGGCTGGAAAGAAGAAATTCAACATTGAGGCACCAAGAGGTGGAATTAAGCTTATTAAGATTCGAAATGGTGCCAATGCTGGAAAAGTTTATGCTCGTCTAGAGTGGGCACCTGGGTTTAAGCCTGATAAGGAACGTGCTTTTTCAAATGCTCAGGAATTTGTGGATTCTGAGTGCTTGAGGTATATGAATCCTCTGACTCCACGTCTGACAGGCATGATGATTAAGTCTGCCACTCTTGGCACCGTAATAGGGTCGGGAAGCATCGAGTATCTTGCACCATACGCACGCAGACAGTATTACGAGCATGAAGAGAAAGCACGTTGGTTTGAGACTATGAAGGCGAGTAAGAAAGAAGTGATCAAGAAAGGGGCGAACAGAATTGCCAATCAGTAAGCCAATCATTGAGAGTATCCGAGATTATCTGTTGACATGTCCGTTGGTAGATGGGCAGAAGATTAATGTTGATTATCTCGGAGATGGAATGGAATATTCTATAGATCCTGTTGGTGCAGACCCGATATATAAGAAATATGTAGATGGTGGCTGTCAGAAGCAGTTCCAGTTTGCTATAAACAGCAAAAATGCGTATGACGGTGATGCTCGTACCGGGATTGCGAACAGTGGTCTCTACCAGTCCCTAGAGGAATGGTTTGAAACAAATAACAGAAGTGATGTTCTTCCGGCATTAGATGGATATACACCGATTCAGGTGGAAGTGCTTCAGAGCGGCTATTTGTTTTCCACAGAAGCCGACCTTGGAAGATATCAGATTATATGTAGATTAATTTATGAATAGAAAGGATGATAAATATGGCTGGAGAAGCAACAGTACAGAAGTTGGTAGGACGTTCCCAGAGGCTGTCTTTTATGAAGACTTCGGATAATAAGTACGTTAGAATGACGAAATTTACGAGCCTTGGTGATAGTAAGGATGCAAAGGAGTATTCCAGACAGTATGTGGATGAAGATTCCGAGACAAGTGATGTTGTCGGATATGCATCCGGAGTGAGTTATGAGTTTGACCGGCATACCAACAATCCGGTTCACGAAACAATCGCAAAAATCACGGATGATGAGATTGTTGGAACGGATGCAAGGGTTGAAATCGTAACCGTAGATTTATTTGATTCTGCAACTACGAAAAATACATTCAACGCACGTTCTCGTGCTTACAGTGTTATTCCAGACGGATCCGGCGATGGTACAGATTCCCTCGCTTATTCCGGAACGTTTAAAGCGGCAGGAGCAATTACAAAAGGTACTGCGACGTCTGCGGATGAGTGGCAGACAGTAACATTTACACCGGTTACAGTGTCCGTGTAGTAGACAAGATTGGAGAGTGAGCCTATGAGCCTTTGGAAATTTAATGATTTTGAAGCAGAAGTAGATTTTGCGGATGCAGATTTTATAGAAACACTGGAAGAAGCACAGGCACAGTTGGAGAAAGATGTGCTTGCAGTCCCCACGGTGGGAAAGGTGAGTGACATCCTACGCGCACAGGTAGACTGTTACGCTAAATTCTTTGATTCCTTGTTTGGGAATGGTGCAAGCAATATTATTGCAGAAGGAAGATGCAGCGTTACTCCTTATATTGAAGCAGCGAATTCATTGTTTGAATTCTATAATTCCGAGAATGTCCGATACACGAATATTGGGAATAAGTATATCCCACGCTCTGGTGGGAACAGACAGCAGCGCCGGTACAACGAAAGGCAGAATTCAAGGAATTATAACCGCAATCATGGTAGAAAATGATGAATGTTCTGTATGATGAATTTCCGGATTTCGTAGAGGTTGATGGGAAATTGTACAAAATCATTACAGATTTCCGAGATTGGATTCGTTTGAATGATTTGGTGGATGATGACGAAGTGAACGATATCGACAAGGTGAATCTTCTGCTTATGTGGTTTGATGGCGAAATTCCAGACAATATTGAGGGTGCAATTTATGCACTTGGTGACTTCCTCACAGCACGGGGAATCTACCGCGACTCTGAGACAGGAGAAAAGAAGAAAGATATTGCCCGGGCATTTTCTTTCAGTGAAGATGCTGGGTGTATATATAGTGCATTCAGGGAATGTTACGGTATTGATTTACAGACGGTTGAATACATGCACTGGTGGAAGTTTCAGACGTTGTTTGACTGGCTTCCACAGGATACAGAGATTAAGCAGCGCATGATGTACAGGACGGTGAACCTAAACGATATTACGGACAAGGAAGAGCGTAAGAGAGTAAAGCGTATCCAGGAAAGAATTAAGCTTAAGAAGAAGCATAAAAAATATGTGAGCGATTATGATATTGGAGATGCATTTGCATGATGAAAAAAGATGTGATGCACATTCCGACAAGGCGAGATTGGTATCTGTGCCCTCATTGTGGGAAAAAGCTATTGATACGCGATAACGAAGCAATATGCAGAGGCGTATACGTCCTGTGCAAGGAATGTGGAAACGAAGTAGAAATTAAGATATAAGCACATGTGAGCCTGTGAGCCGTGCTAACCAGAAAGGACTGATAGCATGGCTGCCGATGGGCATTTAAATTTTGATACAGAAATAGATGAAAAGGGATTTAACTCAGGCATAAAAAAACTGAGTGGACTTGCAAAAGTAGGATTAGCTGGTATTGGTGTTGCGATTGGATCTACTGTTGCAGCGTTTGGAGCAATTACAAAGGCGTCACTGGACTCTGTGGCTAGCTTAGAGCAGAATGTAGGTGGTATAGAGACACTTTTTAAGGACAGTGCGCAGACTGTTATTGACAATGCGAACCGAGCGTTTCAAACCGCTGGAATGTCTGCAAACGAATACATGCAGAATGTTACGAGCTTTTCGGCTTCTCTTCTGCAGAGTGTAGCCGGTGATACGAAAGAAGCTGCCAGAGTAGCGGATATGGCTATGATAGACATGTCCGATAATGCCAATAAAATGGGAACCAATATAGAAGACATCAAGAATGCATATCAGGGATTTGCGAAGCAGAATTATACAATGCTAGACAACCTGAAGCTTGGCTATGGTGGCACCAAGACGGAGATGGAACGCCTTCTGTCAGATGCTGAAAAGCTTACTGGGGTTAAGTACGATATCAGCAATCTGAACGATGTATATGAAGCGATTCATGCTATACAGGAGAATCTTGGAATAACTGGAACAACAGCGTTGGAAGCATCCACTACTATTGAAGGATCTATGAATGCTGCCAAGGCTGCATTCGACAACTTCCTTAATGGTTCCGGTTCGCCACAAGCGTTGGCGGATTCTATCGCAGTTGCGGCAGGAAATATTCTATCAGCACTTGGCGAAATTGTGCCAAGATTAATGACGACCCTTCCTCAGGTGGGATCTCAGCTCCTTGGGAAGATAGCAGAGTCGCTATCTGGAGATGGAGCATCCAATCTTGTAAGTGCAGGAATGGGCGTGATACAGAATATTGTATCTGGTATCGTGAAATCACTGCCTACATTGGCAGGAACAGCAGTTGGAATTGTATCATCGTTGATATCGTATTTGGTTGAGTCGGGTCCTCAATTTCTATCGTCCGGTTTTGATTTACTTTCACAGCTGGTTGATGGAATTGTTCAGGCTATCCCAGAAAAACTGCCGAAAATACTTGATTTTGTTCAGGGAATCGGAGACAAACTGGCGGAAGCGGCACCAGTACTCATACAAAAAGGATTTGAACTTCTTCAGAAACTCGTGGAAGGAATTGTTACAGCGATACCTATACTCATTGCAAAAGTACCCCAGATTATCTCAACATTTGCCAATATCATCAATGATAACTTCCCGACAATTCTGATGAAAGGCGTACAGCTTCTTGGTCAGCTTGTGATGGGACTTATTCAGGCAATACCTACGCTGATCGCTAATATACCGCAGATCATATCAGCTATCGTAGATACTCTGATGGCGTTCCAGTGGTTGAACCTTGGAAAGACGATTATCACCGGTCTTGGCAATGGAATCAAGGCAATGGGTGAATTTATCAAATCAGCCGGACAGAACATCCTGAATAACCTGAAAAGTGCTGTCATGAACCTTCCATCTACGCTCGCGAACATTGGTCGGACTGCTATGTCTGGACTTGGAAATGCGATATCAGCAGCAATCGGATGGGTAAGAAATGCAGCATCAAATATCGTCAGTGCGATTGTAAACACGATACAATCTATTCCGGGGAAAATGCTTTCGATTGGGAAAAATATCGTTCAGGGATTATGGAATGGTATATCCGACATGACAGGATGGATAATCAGCAAAATACAAGGTTTC